AAGAGCATAACTATTTAATGACGGTTGACGTTGCTCGTGGTTTAGGTAATGACTATTCGGCATTTATTGTTTTTGATATTACTGAGTTTCCATATAAAGTAGTTGCAAAATATCGAAATAATGAAATTAAACCAATGTTATTTCCGAGCGTTATTAATGAAGTAGCAAAGGGATATAACAATGCTTGGTTATTAGTTGAAGTTAATGATATTGGAGATCAAGTAGCAAATATTTTACATTTTGATTTGGAATATGATAATGTTCTGATGTGTGCGATGAGAGGGCGTGCTGGTCAATTAGTTGGATCTGGATTTAGTGGCAAAAAATCTCAATTGGGAGTCAGAATGACTGCCGCCGTTAAAAAACTTGGTTGCTCTAACTTAAAGACTTTATTAGAAGATGATAAGTTACTCACAGTTGATTATGATATTATATCTGAACTTACAACATTTGCACAAAGACATAATTCATTTGAAGCAGAAGAGGGATGTAATGATGATTTGGCAATGTGCCTTGTAATATTTTCTTGGTTGGTTGCACAACCATATTTTAAAGAAATGACGGACAATGATGTTCGTAAACGCATTTATGAGGAACAGAAGAATCAGATTGAGCAAGATATGGCTCCATTTGGATTTATATCTGATGGATTTGACACGGAAAGTTTTGTTGATAGAGATGGAGATCGATGGCATCTAGATGAATATGGCGACCGTTCATATATGTGGGATTATCTCTGATGGACTTAGATGATCAACTTGATTTAGAACACATATTATTTTTTGATAGAAAATGTAGAGTGTGTAATAAAGTTAAAAATTTAATGAATGATTTTTATTTGACTAGAAAAGGTAGAGGAGCTTTACCCTCGGCATATTCTTATGAATGTAAATCATGCACAATAAAAAGAATAACAAAGTCTAGAGGTAAACGTACAATCTCTATGGAATGGGAATATCCAGATTGGTAAATGTTCATTGACTGTTTCCCCATTCAAAATAGCCTTTTTAATAAATATTTCTAGAATAATTCTGGAAACGGAGAATAAAGATGCCACTAAATTTAGCATCTCCTGGTATTGTAGTTAGAGAAGTTGATTTAACAATCGGAAGAGTTGCTCCAGCAGCTGATGGTATTGGAGCAATTGTTGCACCATTTGCTAAAGGACCTGTAAATGAACCAACTCTAATTGAAAATGAAGCTGCACTTTTAAATACTTTTGGAAAACCATATGCTTCAGACAAGCATTATGAGCATTGGATGGTTGCATCATCTTACTTAGCGTATGGTGGTTCACTGCAAGTTGTAAGAGCAGATGATGTTGATTTAAAGAACGCTGCGGTTGGCGCTGGAGTAACAGTTTCGGGAACAACAAACGTATCTCCAGTTAAAATTAGAAGTTATGAAGATTATGTTAATCTTGGATATGATGAAAATGTATATACTGGAATAACTTTTGCAGCAAGATATCCAGGATCATGGGGTAATGGAATCAAAGTTGCAATTATTGATGGTAAAGCAGACCAAATTTTAAGTGGAATTGCGACAGCAAATCTTTCTGTTGGTATGGGTGTCACCCAATCAATGGTTGGAAGAGTTATTGCTGGTGTTGGCACCACCTCTGTTCTTGGTGGTCATCTGAGAGGTACAATTACTTCTATTGGTTCTAGTGACATTTCTGTAAAAGTTCAGGGTTATGTTTCTGCTGGTGGAACAGAAACATCTGTAAACTATCAACCAAACGGATTATATGCATTTACTGCATCAAGTTCAACAACTCCATCATCCTTAGGCATCCATTCAGTTGGATTTAGCACCGCATTTGTTACAAGAACTTACCAATCAAGACAAGACTGGTTTGATCAGCAACAAATTACTTTATCAAGTGGAAATGTTTATTGGAATTCTCTCGCAGAAAGACCATCAACATCAAACTATGCAACATCAAGAAATTCTAAGCATGATGAAGTTCATGTTGTAGTTTTTGATGATAGTGGAGAAGTAACAGGCAATGCTGGAACTATTCTTGAGAAGCATTTATCCCTTTCAAAAGGAACAGATGCAGAATATTCGGTAGGATCACCATCTTACTGGAGAAAATATATTTCAGAAAATTCCCAATACATATTCGCAGGATCACAACCTGCTGGAGTTTCGACAGTAACAACTACATCTTCATTTGAATATGATACGGATAGTGCTTGGGATCAAGAAATTTCTGGCGTCAAGTTTGGTGCGATTGGTAATCTTACATATACTTTAGTTGGTGGTGTAGATTATAATGGTCTTGCAGGAATTGGATCTACTGGATCCTTAAAAGCAACAGTTGGTGATCTTGTAACTGGATATCAAATTTTTGAAAATGATGAAGAATATGATATTGATTTCCTATTGATGGGTGGTGCTGGATATGCAAAAGAAGACGCACAAGCTTTAGCATCGGGAATAATTTCTGTTGCTGAAATCAGAAAGGATGCAATTGCATTCATCTCACCAAATAGAACATCACAAGTTACAGAAACTTCGACTGGATTTACGGTCAATTCTGCTTCATCAATAACTGATGATGTATTAAGTTTCTATTCATCTGTTCCTTCTTCATCATATGCTGTTTTTGATAGTGGTTATAAGTATGCATATGATAGATTTAGCGATACATTTAGATATGTCCCATTAAATGGTGATATTGCTGGTCTGTGTGCAAGAAATGACTCAACTAATTTCCCATGGTTCTCTCCTGCAGGAACAGCAAGAGGTGGAATCCTTAATGCAGTAAAATTAGCATACAATCCAAGTAAAGCGCAAAGAGACAGACTTTATTCTGCAAGAATTAATCCAGTAATTCTATCTCCTGGAGATGGAATCATTCTCTTTGGAGATAAGACTGGTCTCGCAAAATCATCCGCATTTGACAGAATTAATGTTCGTAGATTATTCATCTATATTGAACAAGCAGTTAAAGCTGCTGCAAAAGATGTAATGTTTGAATTTAACGATTCATTAACAAGAAGTTCATTTGTAAATGCAGTTGAACCATTCTTACGTGATATTCAGGCAAAGCGTGGTATTTTTGAATACAGATTGATCTGTGATGAATCAAACAACACTGCGGCTGTTATTGACAACAACGAATTTGTTGCCGATATTTACATCAAACCAACGCGCTCTATTAACTTTATTGGTCTGACATTCGTGGCTACACGAACTGGAGTATCATTCGCTGAAGTCATCGGCGTTTAATTAAAATACGGAGGTAAAAACCAATGGCTGCTGCATTTAGATCAATTACTTCATTTAAATCACAATTAACGGGTGGGGGCGCAAGACCTAACCTATTTGAAGTTGAACTGGCATTTCCAACTGCTAGTAATTTAAATTTCATGTCAAATGCTTCAACACCTACATCCGAAACTGCATCTTTGACAACTAGTGGAGTTTCCGATAAGGTTCCATTTCTAGTCAAGGCTGCTGCTTTACCAGCTTCAAATATTACACCAATTTCGGTTCCTTTCAGAGGAAGAGAATTGAAAGTTGCTGGAGAAAGAACTTTTGATAGTTGGACTGTAACCGTTCTCAATGATGCTGATTTTAAAATCAGAACCGTTATGGAAGAATGGATGAATGCGATTAGTCGCTTAACAAACGGATCTGGAGAAGTTAATCCTACAGATTACACTGCCGATGCTGCAGTATATCAACTTGACAGAAACGGAAATACTTTAAGGAAGTATAATTTCCTTGGTTTATTTCCAACTAATGTTTCGGAAATTGCACTTTCAATGGATACAACTGACACCATTGAAGAATTTACCGTAGAGTTTCAAGTTCTATACTGGACTGCATCTGCGATTACTAGTGGCACTGGAACTTCAGCTACAACTGTTGCTCCTGCAATTAACTAATAAATAGATTATAACAGTTTAATAAAATTATAAAATGGCAAAACTTTTTGGATTTTCTATTGAGTCTTCGGAAAAAAAATCCAAATCAGTAGTATCCCCCGTCCCACCTAACAATGAGGACGGGGTTGATTCTTTTATTACTAGTGGATTTTATGGTTCATATGTAGACATTGAAGGTGTTTATAGAACAGAATATGATTTAATTAAAAGATATAGAGAAATGGCACTGCACCCAGAGTGTGATAATGCCATTGAAGATGTTGTCAATGAAGCAATTGTTAGTGATTTGTATGATTCTCCGGTAGAAATAGAATTATCTAATGTTAATGCTAGTGATAATTTAAAAAAATTAATAAGACAAGAATTTAGATATATTAAAGAACTTTTAGATTTTGATAGAAAATCTCACGAAATTTTTAGAAACTGGTATGTTGATGGTAGACTTTATTATCATAAAGTAATAGATTTACAAAAACCACAGGAAGGGATCAAAGAATTAAGATATATTGATCCAATGAAGATGAAATATATTCGTCAAGAGAAAAAACAAAGTAGAGGTAATGGAATAGATCTATCTAGAATTGATGAAAATAGTAAAAGTTTTTATCCAGAAATAGAAGAATTTTTCATGTATACACCAAAACCTAATTTTCCATTAGGTATGGTTTCTTCAGCAGGTGCTCAAAAGGGTGTAAAAATTGCAAAAGATTCGATCACATACGTTACTTCAGGTCTAGTTGATCGTAATAAAGGTACAATTCTCTCATACCTCCATAAAGCAATCAAAGCACTCAATCAATTAAGAATGATTGAGGATAGTCTTGTTATTTACAGATTATCACGCGCACCTGAGCGTAGAATTTTTTACATTGACGTAGGTAATCTTCCTAAGGTGAAGGCAGAACAATACCTTCGTGAAGTTATGAGTCGCTATCGTAACAAACTAGTATATGATGCAAATACAGGTGAAGTTCGTGATGATCGTAAATTTATGAGTATGATGGAAGACTTTTGGCTTCCAAGAAGAGAAGGTGGTAGAGGAACTGAAATCACAACACTTCCTGGTGGTCAAAATCTTGGAGAATTGACGGACGTTGAATATTTCCAGAAGAAACTTTACAGATCACTTGGAGTTCCAGAATCAAGAATTGCCTCCGATGGTGGATTCAATCTTGGTCGTTCATCAGAAATTTTAAGAGACGAACTTAAGTTTTCCAAATTTGTAGGTCGCTTAAGAAAAAGATTTGCAAATCTTTTCAGTGATATGCTTCGTACACAACTTATCTTAAAAAATATTGTAACTCCAGAGGATTGGGAAAAAATTTCAGATCATATTCAATATGACTTTTTATATGATAATCAATTTGCAGAATTAAAAGAAACTGAATTATTGAATGATAGGTTGGCAACTGTGGCGACAATGGAACCTTATATTGGAAAATACTTCTCGGTAGATTATGTGCGTAGAAAAGTATTAAGGCAAACGGATTCTGAAATCATAGAAATTGATAAGCAAATTGAAAAAGAAATAAAAGATGGTATTATTCCAGATCCAAACTCGATTGATCCAATAACAGGAGAACCCCTCCCTCAAGGCGGAGAAGTTGGACCTCTTGGACAAGTTCCAGAAGAACCAGATTTAGAAGCACAAAGTGCATCTGTTGATGCCCAGTTGCAGAAAGATAGTAAAAAAGCAGAGATATAAATAAAA